TCGAGATTTCATAAAGCACGCCCCCGCTCATAATCTGCCCGCCGTCCTTGTAGAACCGCATGTATTTATGGCCGAGCCCGATTATGTACGCCTGTTCCGTGCTGAACTGAAAAGGTATTACTCTGACCGGATAGGTCGATGTCTTTGCTGCTGCTGCAAAATAGGTCCCGGGCCGGCGTGTGACACCACCATGAGGCATGATGATAAAGTTCTTGAGGATCTCGCACCCGCAAAAATACCCGTCGAAGTCCACCCGTCCGCGCAGTTTCGGCGAAAGCTCGCCGCGAGTGAAGTTATTCAACATCGGAAGCGGCGCCATTATTGCCGCACCTCATCCCAGCTCAATTCGTTGCTCACCGTGGACCTGATACCCTCCCGGTTGTCGATCATGCGAGCCTCAGAAAGTTTCTTTTCATACAACGCCCACATGCTTTCCGCCATGGTGCGCGATCCCGTAAGCGGCAGCGCCAGATCAACCGCCAACCGCGCCGCTATCGCTCCCGCGCACAGAACGTCCAGCTCGTTGGGGTCGGTAACGCGCTTGATATATGTGATGACAGCCTCGGATGCATTGGTGAGCAGATAGCGGCCCTCGACGCGATAATCCAGGTCATCGGTAGCATCACCGAGATGCAGCACCCGCAGGCAGTACGGGTTCGACGGCAACGCGTAGGCGTAAGCATAGTCCGACGGAGGCGTGTAATCGGCAGAAAGGGCCAGCATCATACGATGCTTGGCACAGCCCCAGGCGTGCGCGCGCAGGACTTCGTCCCGCGCCATCTCATAGAACAGGTTACAATACCGGGCCCCTTCGCTGCTTTCGGTCAAATCGGTGATAATATCCTTGCCGATCAGGGACAAAGCCGTATTGCAGATCTTTACCCACGATGTTGCCATCATCAAACCTCAAAAAGCGGGAGAGGTCTTTCTCTCTCCCGCGTCCGCGCCTTTACGGCATGGATACCAAGAGAGACAGCTTGATCGTCCCCGTGGCCGCCGCTCCACCGATAGTGACTATGATCACCGCGTCATAGAGCAGTTCGTACCCCTGGCCGTCCACCAGGCTGAGCGGGTTGCTCAGGTTGGCCGTGTTGTAGGCCGTGGCCGCCATATAACGTGCATTATCATTCGTGCCCGTGGATTCGGGGAAATAATCACCGACCTGCAGGGTCACGTCCTTTCCCAGTGCATCGGCGGACAGCCGAGACTGCGGCAGAATCACCGCGCCCTTGGGCAGCTTGCACATCCAGATCACGGATCCGGATGCCAGTGAGCTGGCCTCATAGGTACAATTGAACGCCCGCACATTGCCGCCGTACGCCGCCGCGTTGGATTTCGTGGGCGGCGTGGTCCGATAGATGTTGGTGTATTCGACTCCATAAACGTCAGCCATGATCTCCTCCTTTCTTCCTCACTCGGTGCAGGCGATCTCGACCACCTTGGCCTCTTCCATGCGCGTGGCACCGAAAGATCCGCAGTAGTACACCTGCGTGCTGTAGCGCTTGCCGGGAAGCTCATCGATTCTGCCGACCGGCTCGATACCCGTGGAGAGCAGCACCCCATCCTGCACCCAGGCGTAACAGAGCCGTGTGGTACTCGACAGAGGCAGCCGATTGATCGTGATGAATTTAAAACCCATAAAGGTGTCAATCTCACCCTTCACCAGCGCCTTGACCGTGTTGTAGTCCGCACTCTTGATCTCCGTGGTCTGGAGCAGACTGGTCATCTGCTTGACCCCGAGGGCGATGTAGCGCGGCAGATCCGGATCGACGTCCGCGCCATCCAGAATCTCCTTTGTGGTCAGCAGCTTAGTGATATTGAGACTGGCCGAACTGTGGGAAATCTTCTGCGAGGACGGCAAAGCGACAGAAGTGCCGCCCGCCTGGCCGGTGTAGGCCGTCCCGCCCAGAGCCGCGATGATCTCGTCGTCCTGCGCGCGACCCATTGCATAGGCCGCAGAGAGAGCATAGGCGTTAGTAGGATCGTTGAGCGTACGGACCTTATCCGGCTTGTCGATCAGATCGGCCCAATCGTAGTCCACCAGGCCCACCCTGCGCCGGGAATGCGGAGTGTTCGCGTACGTCGTATCCCCGTGACGGTTGGTCACCCGCTGCGCGCTGGATGCACCAATTTGATCGAAAAACTCGAACTCGCCCTGCTGAGTTTCGTTACGAACCGTACCGCGCAACTTCGAACCCTTCTGCTGAGACAGCAGGGCCACGTTGTCACGGTACTGGTTCACGAACGCCGTGGTAATCTGAGAACTCATGTGTGTAGCTCCTTTCGCAAATTTATTTTCTGCGTCAGGAGCTACCCGGCTTCCGGACTCCGACTAGGAAGCTAACGCCCTTCCCTGATAGCGGCCCGTCTTACGGGCGTACACCGGACCCCAGCGGGGGTTGCCCGGGACTACTACCGGCTATGCCTTATGCAGCGGCAGGATACATCTGCTCATAGAGCCGCTGTACTTCCCTGACTGCTTCGGCATGACCAGGGGTGCTTGCATTATGATACGGATGAGACTTATCACGCATAATGGCGTCTACCTTGGCTTTAGCTTCAGCCGGAGACAGCGCCCCGCTACCGCCAACCTCGCCCAGCAGATTATCCTCCAGGAGCTTGGAACCGATAGCCGCGCAGAACTTGATCACCTGGGGATTGTTGCCAATCACTTCAGCAAGCGCCTGCTGCGATTTCGCGTCACCACCAAAAGCCTGAACCAGCCGGTTGGCGATGGCCACGTTCTTATCATAGGCCAAACCCCATTCTTTTCTGAGCTCCGCCGCGGCCTGCTCGCGCTGTTGCTTTATGGCGGCTTCTGCGTTGGCGTATTCCGACTCACCCAGGTGCACTAGGAAATCGAGCACAGCCGCGGCCTGAGCGTTGGTGAGCCCAGCCTTGTAAGCAGTGTCACGAAACTGTTTGTAGGCCTCGTGTCCTGTCGCTTGCTCGTCCTTCGGCCCAGGCAAGTTATACCCTTCCGGGGTGTCGGGACGACCCACAGCTCTGTAAAACGCATCCCATTCATCGGGTGAGGCTTTGGCGCCAGGAACGACCACCTTATTGGCGCCTATCATCCGCTGTGCATGAATGAATGACTTTGCCAATGAATTGATATCCTTAATCTGGGCGATGGACGGGTCATTCTTGAGTTCGTCGACCAGCGCGGCCTTCCAGTCGGCGGCCGTGGCGCGGGCCTTTACGAACTCGGAGGCCAGCCCAGGCAGATCATTAATGCTCGCCAGGGCTTCATGCTTCCGCACGTCTTCGGGGAGCGCATCTTTCCAATTTTCCGGTATCACTACGTTTTCACCCATTTCATCTCTCCTTACTCTTGAGCTTCGGCCTGCCTCTTGTCTTCGAGAGCCAAGCTGAGCATGTCGCTGATATAGATGGCCACCGAGCGCTTGCCGCCATTAAAGGCCGAATGATGCGTGTCTCCCCGCACATATTCGATGTCCCCCATGCCGCAGAACTTGAAAATATCCTGGAGCACCTCGTCGCCGCCCTCGGCCTCTTCGAATACACGCGCATACTTGATGCGCAGATCACGCAGCTTGATAGCAACCGGGTCAAGGTCTTCAGCCATTATGCCGCCTTCCGCAGGTCCGGTATGCCCTGCATGTTCTTACCGGCCGCCGCGCCGCGCTCAATCGCCTCCATCTGCTCCTGTTCGTCAATCTTTTGCTGCCGCGACGCTCGAATCTGCGCGATAATCTTCTTGTCCCGCTGGACGTCCGCCGGCACCCCGCGGCGCTTCATGATCAACCGCGCCGCTTCGTCCGGATCGACGTTGTCGAGCACATCCGGCCCGAACGCCTGGGCCATGGGCACGATCGAGTTGAGCGCGTCCAGCGTGGCCGCCACGGCGTGATCCTGCTGGGCCAGCGAAAGCGGGCTCACGTACTCGATGCCGATCTTCTTGCCCCGCAGGATCTCGGGCGGGGCCGGAAACTGCCCGGCGCGCTGCATGATGCCAAAGGCGCGCTTGATGATCGGGTTCAAAAACTCGTAACAGAGCCGCCCGAAGGTCGGTCCAAGAATGCGCATGTTTTCGCGGGAGCGCTGTTCTACCTCATATGCGGTCATTTCCCGTCGGTCGATGATCTGAAGCTGGTTGCCATAGAAGCTGTCAATGATGTCGTCCTTGAGCTGCTGCTCTTCTTCTTTGCCGAACGGCAAATTGCCCTGCAGGAGCAACGGCGTGATACGGTCATAGTTGGCGTTACGCCAATTAATTTGATTGCTCCCAGTCCTAATATCGTGGTCGTATGCACCCATGGGCACGTCCAGAGGCGGATCAACGATCTTTTTTCCGGCGCGCATAATGGTCCGGCGAATGTCATACAGACTCTTGATATCCGACAGCGCTTCTTCTCCAGGCCCTCGGCCGTACAACTCGCCGCTCATCTTGGCCCAGCGCGCCACGGCGAATGGAAACTCCCAATAACCGCCCTGATGGATGATCTGCTTGCTGTCCCTCTCCAGATAGTACGACGCATACGGCATGTCCTTGGCGAAACGACCCGTGATATCGCGCACCGTGCGCGGAAAGACCGCATGCAGGAAGGTGAACTCCGTATCGGGCTTGCCGTCCTCGACCGCCCGGCGCACCTTCTCCGGCAGGGCATCCGTACCCCACTGCATCTGTGCCTGGCGCGCAGTCCACTTGAACGTGCGGATCACGATATCGACCATGCCCTCGATGTTCTCGGCAATTACATAACTGCCAATGGGCACAGTCAAAAACTGCAGAATATTCTGGGTGCCCTCCTGACAGTACATATTAGCCGTACAGATCCCGCCCAGGTCGAGAAAATACTCGTATGCGCAGAGCGAGAAGTTACTGTCGTAGAACGCTTGATGCATCGCGTTGGATACATCATCAGTCCAGTCCTTGACCTCGGTGACATCGTTCAGCCAGAGATCGGAGAGCCGCACGCGGAACCATTGAGATTCGGTATTGGTCAGCATGGCATGCAGCACGGCCGCCAGCCTGGCCAGGGCCTTTCCGGGCGTGGTGCATTCGATCTTGCTTTGGATCTTCTTACCCGGCGTGACGGCCGTAATAATATCGGAGCGACGCGGCAACAGATACTCCGCGATCTCTTGAAGGTGGCTGTCAAAAGCAGCCCTGGCAGCCTTAAGCGTGTCGTAGCGCTTGACAATGTCTTCGCCTGTGGTCACAGACTCATACCCCCCAGAAGTGTTTGCTTTCTCACGTCAGCCTGTCCTAACGTCGTGCCACCAGTCAGGATCATGGCCGCGCGTCCCAGGGCCTTCTTACGACGGTTTATCTCAGCCTGTTTTGCTGCATCAGCCGATGAATCGTCACTGGACGGATACTTGATATTTATCTCTCCGTTCAAATCGCTGTAATCCGGCACGAGCTTGCCACTATAATGGGCGATGCCTCTCCCGATTTCGGAAAATCCCCCAGTAGCGAAGGCCATGGCCACGCGTTTGATATCCACCCCATGATCTTTGGCCGAATCCAGTGCGTCACTTACATATTCCCGCGTCTTCTTGATTACGTCTTTCGGTTTATACCACGCCATCGTCTCCCCCTCCCTTATGCTATCGCTTCGGTCTGCAGCATTCGAACACTTGGCCGCCACGGCGCCTTCGGGAAAGTGATCTTCATGTCCTCATCGCAGACACGTGACAGACAATCGATCATGTCATCATGCAGCCCCAGGGGGAAGGTCACCCACTCCTCATCGATGAATACCTTGGTCAGGTCCTCGGTCTGTCCGGCCCGATTCGTGCGGATACAGGTATCCGGCAGCCAAATCCGATGCTGTTCGGCCAATGGCACCATACGCCGAATGCGCTCTTCCTTCGCCAGCTGGCCGCCCAGCTCCACAATCTCGAATCGATAATTCTCTCTGTTCATCAGATCGTTGAGGTGCTCGATATCAGCCTGCAGGCCGTACTTCTCGTACCCCACCCGAATGGGATTGTACTGGCGATGCAAGGCGAAGACGGCGGCCGCGCGCTCCGTCAGGTTAAGCCGATCCCGCAACATAGTGATTACGTAATAATTCCCGTCTGTCCCTGTACCGATCACGAAGACAGCAGTGTAATCGCTGCCATGCTTCTTGCTGCTGGCCGGGTCCACCAGTATGTAGATGTTCATCCCGCCAAACTGCTTGGCCGGCCAGAAACGCAAATCATCCCGGTTGAAACCCATGAGGCCGTCTTCCTTGGGGTTCTGCAACATCTGACAGGCGAAGATATAGGCCCCCATGTCCCGGCGCTTGACGGCGAGCTGCTCAGCAGTCATCAACACCGGTCGTCCTTCGGGCGTGCCGTCCTCGGTGGCCGGATAAATCCTGGGAATTGCAGCCTTGCGCTTGATCACCTCCTGATAGGTGTCCGCAAAATGATACCGGGTCCCAATGGTACGGATCTTGCCACCGTCGGCGCCCAGATTGAGCGAGAGCGCCCAGGCATCCGTCACCTTGCGGATCATGTCGGGGGTCGTGACCGACTCTCTGGTCACCACGTCATCATAGACCAGCAGCTTGAAATGCTTCGATGTCGGCTGTCCATCGACCAGGCCCCAGGCCTCCACCGTGGCTTCCTTCGGGTTGGTCTTGCGCT